CCCGCGCCGTCCATATTTTTCATTTTTACATTGATATTTTTTATGATCTCATATATCAATTGTTGCCAGACCTCTGTTCCTCTACGAACCTCTGCCTCACTGACAGATGCGTATTCACCAAACATCATAAGTCCAGCGGGGTGTAAAACTTTCTTAACAATCTTACGCCATTCGTCGATATATCTTCCTACCTTTACGACATATGAAAAATCCTGCCACAAATAACTATCAGTAATTCTGTTTTCATCTGACAAAAATCCACTCTGAGTTTTAAAATCACCTGCTGAAACACATAAAGGACCAACTATCGCATTAACTACAGCCTGGCCATCTCCAAGGCCCGTGAGATCAAAAGTTGGGGCAGTATCGTAATCAATTCCAAAACCATCGTTTGCACTATTAAGGTGTGCATCATTTATTCTTATCTTATCAATACCACCAATGTTTGTACCGTGACCGATAAACATTGCACCCGTACCCATAGAATCATAACCAAAACTTTGTGACTGAACATACCCATTCGGAGATCTAAAATATCCAAAACCACCTGTAACCAAATGCGTCCCAACTACTTCAGATCTTATTTTCGCATCCCACTTAACACGCAATGCCCTACCGTCTGGTAATTGATATGTAGAATAGACATTGTTTACGGAGTCAAAAATTCTTAATGATATTTTATTTTTGTTAGCGGCTGGTGCGTCACTGTCATATATAACGTATTCTAAATTATCCGTCAGGGTTGCAAATGCTTTTATATATACCTTATCGTTTTCGTTCAGGGCAGGAGAAAATGTAATTGTTGTTCCACTAGTTGCAGTAAATCCACTAAGAACATTTGCATCATTTATCTTGACTTTTACAACTTGGTTGGGGTCATAATCAAGGTAATGAGTCGTCTGTGCATCAGTCGCAATAAAATTCGATACGACAGGAATCGACTGTCTGACATATTCTACACTTGGAACTGGATTTGCATATATCGGCGACAATGCACCGCCAGATTTTGGATTTTCAGTTCCATCGTCTGTTATAAATGTATCTGGTCCAGAAACATATTCTTCATACCTACGACCCGAAGTAAACCTTAAACTGCCAAAAAATCCTATAGTATGATCGCCAACACCGAAATCTGCTGCGAAACCCTGTCGAGCACCCAAATATACGGTGGTGCCGGTAACATATTCTAACAATTGGTTTGCAGTCGTATCAACTTTTTCGCCGTTTACATATAAACTCGTTTCTCCGCTGCTGAAATAAATCGCAATATGATTCCATTGACCAAATGATAAAACTGGTGTGTTGATTGTGGTTGCATCTCTGCCTTCGGCAGTTCCATCAGACTTTGATAAAATCAAATGTCCATCAGGATGTTGCGCCAATAAAGTTTTCTGCGCGCCAGTAGAAAGTTCGTTAAATGATAACAATCCCGATTCTGTCGCACTCAATGTCGTAATCGCAGTCGATTTTCTAAAATACCAGAAATCTATTGTCAACTCATCGCTTGTTAGGTGTTCTGCAAATTGTTTATCTATATCATCAGTCCTAAGATAACCGTGATTGGTATATAATGCCACCCCACCAACTTGATCTAACTTTGAAGAAAATCCATCTTTAATCCATTGTTCTGACATTTGGTGGCCAGGAATTATCAAACTATCACCTACATGATAATTCCTACCACCATTAGAACTAATTGATACTGCACAATTTTGAGTACCAGATATATCAATATCAAAAAGAGCCCCAGAACCTACACTGTTTTGTGGTTTTACTTTAGTTACGGAGTCTGCATTTAAGGCAGTACCTATAACATTTGTTATACCTGTTATACCACCCGCAACATCAACACTAGATATAACAAATGTTAAATTGTTGATAGAAGTACCACCAAGTTCTGTACCGGCTATTGTTATTGTTTCACCAACAATATAATTTCTGCCTCGGTCAGTGAGAGCCGGATATCTTACATCATATGTCGTACCATTTTGTACCACATTGAATCGTGCATCGTATCCAGAACCGCCTGATAGGGCCGCGCCAAAGGTTACTTTATGTGCATCGGGGAGAACATATCCACTCTGAACACTAAATGTATCGATGACACCACCGACAGCAATACCACTGACACTAAACAATACAATTCTTCCATCGTCATCAACAGCGTTTACAATAATAAACAACGAATTTGATGCATCTGTTCCACCCAAATCGCTACCCGCAATCGTAAACATATCCCCAACTTCATAATTGCTAGTAGGAGAAAGCGTACCCCCATCCATATCGCTCAATAAAACGGCCTGTTTATGTGTGTATGGTAACTGTGCATCAACATCCCAAACCGCACCTGTTCCATTTTTTGTGGTGGTGGTATATCCAGTAGAATTTATATCGGTATATACTGCGCCACCAGAAACACTATCAATGTTAATAAGAATATCATTCTGTCCATCTACCCCATTTCTTCCTAATTCACTACCAAGAATTTTCACTACATCCCCAACCACATACAATTGAGATGTGGTATTAGAGTTTGTAGTGACATTTAATGTATCAAGAGTTGTGTTCCATTCTAGGTCGAACAACAATCCAAACCCATGCCCCTGATCCAGAAATGCTTTTTGATCTTGTAACGTCACTGTCTGTGGAAAAATAGATGCAGAGTTTGCTGGCAAATTTAATGTGCCTAGTGTAATATTGACTGTAAGAATAGCTCCAGTTGCTGCATCAACGGATGCAACATCAAATTTTAAGTCGGAAAGATACCTTGATTCCGTTACAGAATTATGATTTAGGTTTATAAGCTCTGGTGTTGGATTCCGCACCGACATATCTTGACTTTTAAACCTATATGATTCTACACCACCCTTATCTGCTTGGTTTGCATAATATCCCCAATACGGTACATCATTTTTTAAAGTTTTTCTATCAAACGAATAAAAAGTTTCGAATCCATGTAAATAAAATACATCATCGCTGAGAGTATCCAAATTTTCTATGGATACCAGAGTATTTTTTGCATTAGATGGATAAGGAAGTGGATTAGTGCCATTGACATCTTGTTTATTATCATCATCCATTGTCGCAAGATCTATTTCAAAAATTGTTTCTGGATACTCACCTGCTTGTGGATTTTGTAAAAAAACAACTTCGTAATTTTCATTCTGACCTCTAATATCTTCAACCGTGGCCACTGCTCCCGAGCCACCAAGTCCATCTGCATTAAATTCTATATGTTCTCCGGTAATATATCCATCGCCACCAGAAACAATTTCTAAATTATCAATAGCACCTTTAGTTGTATGTTCAATAAATGCAGCAAACCCCTGCCCACTACCACTACCATTTGTGGCATAATAGTTTTGCAAACTAAGATTTCTAGGATAATTTGATCCGGGCGTTACAATATCAAATCCAGTTACGCAATTATAAAGAGCTTCCGTAAAATTAGTTCCGTTTTGTTGATCTACTCTGATTTCTTCTTTTGCAGTAAATTCTCCAACTACATTGGTAATATAATATTCTCTAAATTTATAATCGCCTAATGTTTTATCTTCATAACTTTGAACAGTTGCAGTCGCATTTGAAGTTGTTCCTGTTATTCGATATGGATCTGCAATTTTAGTTCCTTTTGGATTTTCTAATTCTGTTGGTTTTGTACGAACGCTTACAGTAGTTTCCCATTGGTTGTCACTTGTTTTGAAGGTAAAATCTTTTGGATAATAAAATTCTATATCCTCATTAAATAGGGCCCGAAACAAAAATCTATAAGAATCTTCAGAACCTTTAGATTGATAAAATTCTTTCATAAATTTCAAAAAATTTGCCTGATTTGTATAACTACCTTTTTTCTCTTTCGATTCGCTTGCAACTTGGGCGATTGCAATATCACTACTATCAGTTCCAATAGGGGGTTTAAATGTTGAAAGATTAAATCGTACTTTGATTAAATCATTAATTCCATATGTGTACGGATCCGCGTTTCCATCTATAAATGTAATTTTATTGCCTGATAAACTATAATCAACATTTTCTGTCAATTCCATATAATCGCCTAGAGAACCTAATGGATCTTTATCAGGAGAGGTGAGAAATTCGGATATTTCTTGCGTAGTTGTAAATCCACCACGGGCATAACCATTGGAATTAATGAAAACTCTGATATTAGTTACAACAGTATCAAAATCACCGCCGAAATAATAGAAAGGATTAAAATAATCTAACTGAAAAACAGAAGAAACACCATCTGTTAGCCAGTGTTGATCGGACAAACTTTCTGTCGTAGTACCTGTATCAGATTCTTTATTCTTTTTTTGGTTTGTTTCAGTTGCGGCGGCTGTTGCAGATTTTATTCTAACTATGGTAGGCCACACTGACGCCAACTCATCCTTAAACATAGATGTGAAAATGTCGATAGTTTTGTCTATGTCTGCATAATTTTCGAGATTTGTTGTCCTATGCGATGGATTCGACTCTTCTGCCATCCACTCATAATATATTTCCAAAAATCTAACGAATATTTTATAATCATCGTCTGATGCAATATATTGCGGAAGTTGTGTCTTTATGCGGTCTGCGATATTAGATATGTTGTTTTTCTGCATCTTTAATATCCACCACCACTAGATCCAGAACTACCACTACTTGATCCACTACTACTCGATCCGGCATTACTACTATAGACTCTCGTTACAGAACTAGTGGGACCCACGGTAGAGGTTATAGATCCACTTGCTGTATTAAAACTGGTTTCTACACTTCTAGAAACGATTACTCTTTGAGTAGAAATTTCATAATTTTCATTGAAATCATCTGTGTCTGGCAACATGGTAATTTCTAATTCGTCAAGATCCAAATAAATTATCTGATTTCTAACAGGAAAGATATCATTCGACGCAGGATCGGCCACGATGCCTATAGAGTCCCCTTGTAGTACACTTGTGATTGATACACCGGACATTACTATAGTTCCGGTTGCATAATTTACAGTGCCGCTCAGCGTGGTGCTATATACCTTTGAGTTGTTTGCCGTAACGGTGTAAAACCTGAGAGTACCCAAACTATTATCATCGAGATAATAAACATCAGTTGAACCAGAAACATAAAATCCGTTAGAATATATAGTGCCCGGCTGCAGTGCATTACTAAAATTGTAAGTATATTCTGCGACTGTATTATATGTCACGGCCTGTTCATTTATAAGAGACATGGTTGTAAGGTTGTTAGTTATTGAAGCGTCCGTTTGGTCGATCGCGGCCAATAATTGTGAATACCTAAAATAACTGTTAAAGTCGTTTAGAAATTTTTTGTTATAATCTATAATTGAATTTCTAACTGAATTTTTTAGTTCGCTCTCTTCTATAAGAGTCGATTCATCGTCATATTTAACCTGAACAGTTAATTTTAGTCTTAGAAATTCTGGATCTATGATAACAGGTTTCAGAGATATGACCGAATAATTTTGAGTCAATTTTGTAATAATATCATCTTTTTCGCTAGATGACAAATACAAACCATTATTAGGTTTTATAGACATAAAAATTCTTCCATATTGCGGTGGGTCGTTATCCTCTCCGCCCCACACGTTCATAGATTCTGCCTGTGGAAATATTTTTGGAATAATAGTCATGTAATCTCTGGCGGTGACTGCTCTATTTTGTCCCTCAAAAGTTCTTGGTGCATAAAATTTAATAGATTCTACAGTTTCCTTATCGGCACCACCGAAAGTCCTACCGATAATTACCAAATTATTTGGCGCAACGCTTTCAGAAGAAAGCCTCAGTCCATTAATACCTGACTTCCCAAGTAAAGACATTGTACCTGTGAGTCCGTTTACAACAGATCCATCTGTTATCAAATATGTCAAATTTATAATATTGCCAGTTACTAATTCTTTTCCTAAAACACCATCACCAAACAATACCTCATATTTCTCATCGTTAGATTCTTGTAAAAAATATGCTTTTGTTATATCAGACAACCTCATTGTATCAGAGTTGATTTTAAATTCTTCGTAGTAAGAGCTTTCTAAATTTTCACGAATCAATACTCTTAATGTACTTGTATCAACATTTGAATTTGATATTAAAAATTTCTGATTAGGGTCAGAAGTATCAACAGTATAATTTTCCGAAACCTCTATGCCCTGCACAACCACAAGATCAAATATCTCGTATACATGTTTGTATTGTCCATCGCCCAAGTCTTCAACTCTTTGCCTGTCAACCAATCGAGTGATCTCCGGAACAAACCTATAATCGATTCCTAAATCAGTAAATTTAAAAACAAAATTTCTATCTATTTTCAGTACTGACAATTCTGAATTTGTTCGGCCGGTGCTGTTTGTTATTTCGAAAGTTGCAGAAATGGTAGCCCTTGCTGCTCTGGAAGATGTTGGTAGATAACCAAGAAGTTTTGCCTTGGATGCCACATTATTTCTCATTCTCGCCGTATCCAGAAACATTTCGTTTGCGATCATATTAAGATAGAATGAATTATAATATGTATTATATGATAACAAGTCTGTCAAACTACTAAGTGCAGAACCTTCAAAATTATAATCAGTGAAAGTTTCATCTGCAGCCATATACTTGGTAATAGAATTTTTAATAGAATTAAAATCTAATTCTGATATGTTAATATTTTTTGGCATCTATCTTACTCTTTTTATTTTTAGGTTATATGTTAGAACCTCTGTCATTGGTATCACTCTATAAACAACTTGTATGTTTATAAGATTTTTATCGGTACTACCGGATGTAGCATTACCACCAACTATCCGCGCTTGTTTTTGGTCACGCAATGATATAGAGTCTTTATCTGGAGTCAAACTTACACTCATAATCGCAACTCTTGGTTCGTAATTAATCAATGCTGCTTTTATTCGTTCAGTTATATTTATTTCCAATGCGCTAGTACCATTTCCAAAATACGGGATCTGTTCAAATAAAGTATCGTAAATATTTCCGCCAAAATCGGGCTGAAATGGTCTCTCGCCTTTATTTGTCAAAACAATGTTTGCAATGCTTTGTTCAATAACAGGATATCGAGACCTTCTATGGTTATCCACCAATGTACGAATATCAGTCTTTTTACCAAGAAGTTGTCTTTTGGTAAATTTTAAATCAAAGTCTGTATTTTTTACTGTGTCGGCGTATGCCATTTTTACGTTCCTATGGGTTTAAGTCTATTCTTGGGGCCTTAATTGTGGTATTACCACCACTTTTGGTATCAAGAGATTTTCCAATATCTGCATTCACCGCACCCGATACCTTTATATTGACGTCTTTATCTACAACAATATTTAGAGTACCGCGCACATATATGTTATCATTGCCAAAGACGATCTCATAATTATCTTTTATTACTTTTGTAACCATACTTCCATCTGGGTGCATTTCTTGGAATGTTCCAGTTCTATGTTCAAGATTTATTCTCTCAGCGCCTGGAGTATCATCAAATTCTTGGAGATGGCCGCTCTCAGTAAACAAGACTTTATTGTATGGATATTCGGTCGCATATGGTGATGCTGGTTCAGAAAATAATTCTGTTGTCACTAGCGTTTTATTTTTTTCCTCGACAGCGTATGGCTTCGGTGGTGGAGAACCGCCGCCTCCAGCCTGGGCGGGAGCAGTAGAATAGCCATCCGTTGTAGTTTGTCCGGCAGCCTCGGCAGCGTCCTGTTGTGCCCTACTAGAAGAATCTTGCACAGAATCGGGTGCCTTTTCCCATATCACATCTCCATCTTTTAAATTGGATGTCTGTGGGCCGCCATCATCACCTGAAGTACCCGCCGTCGTTGCCCTAAAGACAGTCTGTTCGATATACGCAGATCCATCTGCGCCTTTCAACATACGCCGAGCATTAGTTTCATGTCCAGACATTTGATTGTTTACTTTATCTCTGACCGTACCCTTC